CTGAAGGCTGGACTTTTAATAAGGAATACGATTACCCCATCACTCCCAATAATAACAATGAGATCCTGATTCCGAACAATGTTCTACAGATGGATCTAAGCGATACCCGTACTGTTAATCTGAATCGAGATAGTGTGAATCGTGGTGGTAAGCTGTATGACAGAACTGCTCATTCCTACACTTGGGAAGATGAAACAGTTTATGTCGATATTATCTGGGAACTAGATTGGGGTAGCATCCCTGAACCAGTCCAAGCATTTATTGTAGCACGTGCTGCTGCTATTGTATCTAGCAGAATTATTGGTGATTCCAATCAGTACCAAATGTTACAACAGAAAGAATCGTTTACCCGTGCCATGGCTCTTGAGTATGAAACGAGCCAAGGAGACTACTCCTACTTTGGTAGTCCTCACGGTGAAAACTATTATCAAAGCTATCAACCTTATCACACACTGTACCGATAATGCCAGCAGTAACTCAACTAACACCAAACTTTCTTGGTGGTGTCTCACGGCAAAACGACGACAAGAAACTAGAGGGGCAGCTTAGTGAGTGCATTAACGGTTATCCAGACCCTACCTATGGTCTCCTCAAACGTCCTGGTATGCAGTTTACCAGTGTTTTAAAGAAGGCTAATGGAACAGCATTTACTGAATCTGAATTAGCAGATGCTGCTTGGTTCTTTATTGAACGGGATGCAGCAGGTTCTTACATTGGAGCAGTGGTAGATGATGATATTTTTGTCTGGACTGCTGCAAACGGTACATGGTGTACTGTAACTAATAACGCTCCTGGATATCTAACTGGTACTGGACAGAATGACTACCACTTCCGTAGCATCCAAGATACCACAATTATCACTAACCGAACGGTTAATTCCGCAATGCAGGCGGCAGGTACATTTACTGCCAACTCAGTCGCTACCCTTAAACTGATTACACTTGTAGCTACGTATAAATATACGGTAACTATACAAGGTATTGCAACAACTGTGGAATCGCAGAACAGTACAACATTCGATGAGATGTTGTTGTTCAATGCAGCTAGTATTAATACTAACCATAATCTTGTTGATGCAATTCGAGCAACTATTCTTGCTCAACAGGCTGCAAGTAATGCCGCCTTTTCTGGTACTTGGTGTCTGGAAGGCTATACCAACAGTCTAGTAATCAAAAGATTTACAGGTACTAATCAAGTACTTACTGATTACCAGAACACAAACGGTACATTTACAGGGACCCCTGCTGCCTTCACTATTGAAGCCAAGGGTGGCCTTAATAACGATTCCTTGGAAGTATTTGAGGATGAAGTTGTTAATGTTTCTAAGCTTCCTATTGAATCTTTCCATGGTCACCATGTTAAAATTCTAAACAGTGATTCTACAGAAGATGATTACTATGTAGAATTTGAAGCTTATAATACACAAAAGGGTAGAGGTTATTGGAAAGAAGCTGTAGCCAGGGATGTATCACCAGGCGTTGATGAGGATACTATGCCTCACCAATTGGAGAATACAGGGGCTACTACTTTTGAATTTAACCCTATTACTTGGAAAGCAAGGGAAGCTGGTGATGACGTTACCAGTCCTATCCCTGCCTTTATTGGGTCTCCAATTACCTCAACATTCTTTTACAACAATAGGTTTGGTATCCTATCTAAGGATAATATTAATTTTAGTGTTGCCAACGATCCTTACAATTTCTTTGTTAAATCAGCCTTAACTGAGATTGACTCCGATCCTATCGATCTAAACGTGGCAAGCATCAGACCTGTTACTTTGTCTGATGTTCTGCCTTCTCCACAAGGTTTAATTGTTTTTTCTGAGCGTCAACAGTTCCAAGTATTCACCACAGATGGGAGCATCTTAACTCCGTCTTCTGCAGTAGTCAGAGCTATTTCTAGCTACGAAATGAATACTGACATTGCTCCTGTTGATGTTGGAACAACTGCTGCTTTTGTCAGCAGGGTTTCTGGATACAGTAAACTATTCACTTTACAACTCCGGGACGTTGAGCAGAACCCTGTTGTTGTAGACATCAGTAAAGTAGTATTGGAATGGTTGCCTGAGAATATCAACGATTTAACAGTGAGTCCTCAAAACTCAGTTATCATGCTGATTGATAGGGACACTTCTTACCTGTATCTATATCGTTATTACAACAACGGTGAGAAGGATCTATTCCAAGCATGGACTAAGTGGCAACTTCCTGGTACTATTCAAACTGCTCAGATTCTCAATGACTCTGTAATCATTGTTTCTCAACATGAGGACGAATATACTATTGGTAGAATCACCCTTGATGAGATACCCACAGGAGACGTTGTAGCGACCGCTAACGCCATTCAGGGTAATCCATGCCTGGACATGGCTACACGCCCCGTCTCGCCTGCTGTAGGCGTCAATGCGGTGGTGTATGATGACGTTAACGACGTTACCAAGATCTACGTACCATTTACCCCGTTTGTACAGCGGAACGGTATGATGCTTCTTACTGTACCAACAGCCGATAACGGTACTTCTGCAGAGCTTGATTCAGATGCTGGTTACTATGCAACTGCTTATGAGCGTACAGAGACAGGTACTGGTTACAGGTACTTTGAAGTACAAGGTGATTTCACTGATTATGATGACGGTATTGTAGTCGGTTATCCTTATGATTTTGAAGCAGTACTTCCTAAGTTCTACTTCCGTAGGGATCAGAATACTACTGATTTTACCGCTGCTTTGACTGTCTCCAGAGTTAAGTTCTCTGTAGGTAGGACAGGTGCAGTGACGTTTAAAGTAAGAGCGACTGGTTCTAATGAATGGGTTGATGTTCAACATGTAGCAGATGCAGATTATTATGCAGCTGATGCCAATCCTGTCAAATCTGAGCAACGCTTTATTGTCCCCGTCCATCAACGTAATACTAATTTTGAACTTAAAGTGACAAGTAATTTCCCCTATCCTGTATCGTTGGTGTCGATGATGTGGGAAGGTAACTATTCACCACGATTCTATAGGAGGGCTTAAAGATGCCAGCACTTTGGGCAGCAGGTATTGGTGCTGCAACATCAGTTATTGGTGGTATCTTTGGTGCCAGTCAAGCTGATCAACAAAACCAAGCTGCACAAGAGAACTACGAAGCACAAAAACGAGCCGCACAACAAGCTGCAGATGCTCAAAATGAATACAATAAAAGAGCATTTGAAGTTGAGAAACAAAACTACTACAACTTCAGGCAGTACGAATGGGATACTGCTGTTCGGAGTTGGCAGTATAATCAGAGTATTCAAGACTTCAATTACCTACAAGCTATTAAGCAGTATGGTAAGTCTGTAGAGAATACAAGGGATCAGCTCAACTATAATAACATTGCAATGCAGCAAGCCTATGAAGGCGAGCAAGCAGCGTTGAATGAGATTATGAATGAAACGGTCTTTGCTGGACAAGGAGCCCTTGTAGACCAATTACAAGCGGAGGGGCGAGCAGCTTTAAGGCAAGCTGGTGGTTCTAGAGCCAAAGGTTTACAATCAACTATTGCTAGTATGGGTAGAAATGCAGCCATTATGGATGCAAGTTTGTCTAGCTCTGTGGAACAGATGAGGCGTAACGTCAGAGATATTAACTTACGTAAGTATGGGTCTGATCTTAGTGCTCAAGCTTCTATGATGATTCAACCTGAGGCAGCACCTGATCTGATGCAACCGACTCAAGCACCTGAACGGGTCTTTATTGAACCCATGAAGGTTATGCCTGGTATGGTATCTGCACCTGTACAGCAGAGCGTCTTTGCTCCCCTTATCTCTGGTATTGGTTCTGCTGCTGCTTCTGTGGCAAGTGTTGACTGGAATAAAAATAGATACCAATCTCAACTCTAATATATTATGGCACAAGCAGAATACAGAAGGGCAGCACGGCCTGGTGGGTATCAACCTATAGAAGTTGGGGGCCAAGCTATCTCCCGAATGAGGGAAGAAAGCGCCCGTGTTGCCGAGACTATGCGTGCTGCCCGTGAAGCCGAGATTCAAAACCGGCAGAACGTTCTAGCACAGATGAAGGAAGATGCCCGTTATACCGAACGGGCTCAAGAATCTAACCTTCGAATCCAAACTCAAAACGATCAAAATCAGCTTCGTCAACTGCAAGCTGATGCATCCGTTTCTCAACGGAACTTTGAAAATCAACAGCAAGCAGCTACTACAATCTTTGGTAGTGTTGCTAAACTGAGCCAAACTGCTGCTAAAAAGTTAGAGGAAATTGAAACCCAGAAGTTTGAGGAAGAGTCTCAAAAGGCTATCCTTGAATTTGACCCTAACTCTGATGAAGTCATTAAACAGATTCGGGGTGAAGGGGAACTTGCTGCTCAAGAAGAACTCCGTCAAGGAGCTTTGGATAATGTTGTAGCTGCTGGTGGTAACCCCTTAGCAGTAGCTCAGGCACGGGCTATGAGCTCTGGTTACCGTTATGGTCTGGATCAAGCTCGTGCTAACTACCTGTGGAACGTTGTTTACCCTGATCGCCTTCAAAAGGCTAAAACAGAGAATCAGGATACCTTCGCTACTTCAGGTGGTGCATCTGCATTTCTTGTAGACTTCCAACGTAAATTTACTCAGGAGACAGGTCTTCTTAAACTGAAACCTGAAATGATGCGAGATGGTTTGACTTCGGTCAAAACTCTTCATCAAGGCATCCTTGGTCAAGTCAGGCGGTTAGAAGAAGAGAACCTGTATGCAATGCAGGATGATAATGCCACTACTATTCTAACCAATAATCCAGCAGCCTTTACTCAAAATGCATTGACTTCATTCCGTACTTGGGCACGTAATCCTAAGAATGGTTATGCAGGTGCTTTGGATAAATTTGAAGCGTTGGCAACTCTTAGGGGACCTGATGGTAAATTTCTGTTTACTATGGAACAGCTGTCACAAGCTGTTTTAAAAGAAGGTGGCAGAGGATTTGCTTTTGATTGGCCTTCACGCTTTGCTAATATGCAACTAGCAAGGGTAAAGACTGATCTTGAATTCAGAAACACTGAGATCGCAGCGGATAACGTCGGATTTTTACAGGACGAAAAACGTGTTCTTGAAGGTTTGGTTAAAGATCCTAGCAAGAAAAACGCTGATGCAGCGGTTAAATTTTTCCGTGGCGCATGGGGTAGAGTCCCTGATTCCATCAATAAATTCCAACTTAACTACACTACTGAAGCAGTAGAGAAAGCTAAAGCTATTGAAAGGCTGGAAGCTATTCCTGATGGTTTCATTACCCAAGAAGCGGTTGACGCTGCTCAAGGTTTAGACTATGCAGCTGGTAAAAAACTGGCTGATAGATTCGCTAATCAAGAGCGTCGCTACAGTACAGGAATTTACAAAGAAACATTAGATTCATTTAAAACTACAGCTAACGGTGCTACTTCTTTTGGTACCAACAAACCTAATACTGCAGCAAGTGTAGTTCTTCAAGCATACATGCAGGCTGAATATCGCAAACGTGTTGATGAAGCTGTAGCTGGTGGTATGGATTTCAATACTGCTTCTGCCTCAATTGGTATTCAATTGGATAAAGAAGTTAAAGCTGGTTTGAGAGATCCTAATAGCAAATGGTATCGTAAAACTGATGGTCCTGGTGGTGCAGCCACGTTCCCTGGTTTGACTAAAGGAGCGTTGCCTGCTGCTGAACAGGCTCGGAGACGTTACGAGTATTTGAAAAAACGTATTAAAGAAGATGGGATTGAAGAGGTACTTGATACTAAAGATTCTATTTTGACTGCATCTGAGGCTCAAAACATTACTAGGAAATATGGTAAACCTGGTTTTACCATTCCTCAAGATGTTCTGGCTGTTGCCGGTACAACCAATGGTCTGGATCCTATGACCATTATTAACCGTCAACTTGTGGCTCAAGGTATGAAACCGTTGAAGCCGCCGCCGTCCTTGGACACTACTAATCAAACTATTAGTCCTGCTTTCAAAAGACTTCTTTACAAGACTCCTAGTGTGTTGCGTTCTGTTCGTGGTTTGGGCAGTGCTAACACGTTTAACCCTGATGTAATTCCACGTGGATACGGTCCTATTATCCAGGAATCAGCTCAACGTAGTGGAGTTAATCCTTCTTACATTGCAGCATTGGCAGATGTTGAAAGCGGTTTTAATCCTACCAAACCGAGCTACAATAACACCTCATTTGGTGTGATGCAGATTAACAAAGCATCTCATCCTGGATTCTTCGCACAACAAAACTGGAAAGATCCACGGGCTAACATTGCTTATGGTACACAGTACTACTCTATTCAGCTGAAAAAGTACGGTGATCCAGTTGCGGCTGCTATGGCATACAACGCTGGTCCTGGTAACTATGATGCTTATCTTCGTGGTGAACTCCCTGATGGTCCTATCAAACGGGAGATGTTGAATCACGGTAAGAAGTTTGCTGCAGCTTTGTATAAGTATGGTGGTGCTGGTACAGCTTTGAATAATCCCCACCTTATGCGTTCTGGTAACGGTAACCTACAACTTTCCTCAAGTGCAACCAGCTACGTTGGTATGGATACAAGCGAAGGTCCCTCTGCAGGGAAAAATGCTTGTGTTTGGGCAGTTAGTAAAGTAATGCGTTCTGCCGGATTGCCAGTTCCTTGGGGGACAAGTCTTTATGTTCCTGAGGTAAAACGGATTCTTGATCAAACGGCTCGACGAGTTCCTGGACCTGTTCCTGGTGCTATCGCTATTATGCAAGATAATCATCCAACTGATCCATTCCCTCACATGGGTATTGTTGGTCCCGATGGTATGATTATTAGCAACAGCTCATCACGAGCTAAGTTTGACTGGAGAGGCACGCCTCAAGAATATGAACAAAAGTACGGTAGACCTAATCTCTATTACATGTTGAATTAATTATGGAATACGATCCTACAGAGATGTTTAGGGTTGATCCAGGTGAAATGGAACTCTCTGAAGAGTTTCAAGCTGAGATGGCACTTGAGCGGCAGGCTGAACAAGCTAATGCTGCTCGTGCTGCTCAAGCTGAATCTGGAGCAATTACTTCTACGGGAGGACAAACTAAACAGCCTCAACAAATGCAACCTCCTACGGGTGGTCAGCAGAAGGAACAGCAGTTTCCTTGGGAAGAAGGATATGACATCGGAGATTATGCCAGACAAGTTGTTGAAGGCGGTTCTGCTCCTGTTGTAGGGGCACTTGACTTCGGTGTTGATGTTATTAACAAGGTAACTGGACAGAAGTTTAAGAAACTACCGAAATTTGAAACAGATCATTTCCAAGCACTGAGAGAGATTTCCTCAGTTGTTCTTCCTACACTTGGTCTCAGTAGGCTTGGTATTAGAGGTGGTGCTATGGCTCAGTCACGTGTTGGCTGGTCTATTGGTAACATGCCTTTTATGCGTTGGCTTGGTGAGCGTGGTGTTGAAGCAGCAGCTGGTGTTGCAGTTGGTTCTGTTAGTAGTGAATACGAAGAGGATAACCTCACTGGTTCATTGAAACAGAAATGGCCCAATACTTTTGATTGGATTCCAGACAGTCTTGCTACGTTGAAGGATGATGGTCCTGATCAGAAACGTGCTAAGGGTATCTATGAAGACCTAGGTATGGGTTTTATCACTGGTCTTGCAGAAGGCAGTGTTAAGTTTGTCGGAGCAATGGCTGATGGTCTGAGCAGCCTTCGCAAATCAAATCAACTGGTTGGTGAAACTTCTCAGGCACGTCAATGGTTGACTGAAAACTCTCCAAAGGCTCGCTCAGGTGATCCTGAAGAAGCATTTGCTGATGCTCTTAAGCGTCAAGAAGAAGCTTTGGATGAACTGGGTTATTACAACCTTTCCCAAAATCCTAACATGGATGTACCTTTGAAAGGTGTTCATGACCTGTTTGACTATTCTGAAATCGGTGTACGTACTGTAGATGACTTTGGTGTTGTCGGTGCTGCTATTGACCAAGCTCGTATTTCTAAAAACCTTGACACCGTTTACGGTCGCATTGGTAATATGATCTCTGAGCCTGCATTGAAGTATGCTTTACAGGGTAGTGACAACGGGCAGGACATTGTTCTTGGACTTGCTGAACAGCTTAACAAGGCTGGTAGGATCGGAATGGAGGGTGATGGTTGGAAAGTTACCGCTGATGATGTTCTTGATTCTAATGAGGATCTAGTCATTCAACTGTTTGACCCTCGTATGAGTAAGGCTGACATCCGTCAAACCTTAGAACCATATATTACCCGAAATAAAGAGGGTAAGGAAATGATGACGGATCAAGGGTTTGCTATGGCATCCCGAGTTCTTCGTCAATTCGGTGGTGAAATTACGAACATGGATTTGGCACGTGCTCAGGCATTGCTTGCTGGATCTTTGACTGGACGTATTTCTGACCTTGCTGAAGGCGCAAGGATGATGGAAGGTACTGCAGCTGTTGATGTTGCCCAAGAAAAGATCATCGATCTGATGCAGTATGTAACTCAACTTTCTGGTTCTGCTAAATACTATAAGAATCGTAAGGCTAACATTATCCAACTTGTCCGTAATGGATTCAAGAATATTGAAGGTTATAACGAAGCAAGTGTACTAGAAGCCGGTGATGTAGCTCAAAAGATCTTTGAAGATTCCCAACGGTTTGGTAATACCTTAAGGCAGATTTCTGAGAATCAACCTGAGTTGATGGAACAATTCCTGATGGCTTATGAACTTACTGATGGATCAATTGATACCATTGTTAAGATGAATAAGTACATCCATGGTATGACTACCGATTTGGGTAAAGGACTCATTAACCTTAATCCTGAGGTTGAGAATAAACTGGTTGCAGGTGTTTGGTCTAATGTCTACAACGCTATGTTGTCTGCATTTGCTACTCCTATCCAAGCATTAGTAGGTAACTTTGGTGGAATCATTTCTCAACCAATTTCCCATTTTGCTGGTGCAGCGATGACAGGTGATTTGAAGGCTATTCAACGTGGTTGGATTGCTTACAGCTCTATCATGGATACTATGCAAAAGGCAATACCTTATGCTGGTAGTATCTTTATGAAGGCATCAAAAAATCCAGATACTGTAAAAAGCGGTACCCGCATTGATCTGCTTTTGCAATCAGAACGAGAACTTGAATTCTTAAAAACTGCTGCTAGAACACAAGCTGCACAAGGTAATTATGGTTTGGGTTATCTCGTTAAACAGATTGAGATGCTGAATGACCTTGGTAAGGATCCTGTGCTTCGGTTCGGTACCAATGCAATGACTGCTTTGGATGGATTTACCGGTGTCTTTAATGCCTCAGCTGAAGCCCGTTTCCGTGCTATGGATGAGTTGGTAGCATCTGGTAAACCTGTTACTAAAGAGAACGTCAAACCTATTGCTGAAAAATACTACAACGAGGTGTTTGATAGTAATGATATGTTGAAGGATGGAGCAGTTAAGTACGCTACTAATGAGATGGCACTTAACCTTGATACTCCTTTGGCATCTGCTGTATCCAGTATGGTACAGACTTTTCCTGGTTTGCGTCCATTCATGATGTTCCCCACTCAAGGCATGAATGTGATTGACATGGGTGGTAAATACAATCCTCTTTGGACTCCGTTCCAACGGGATGTAAATGAACTAGCTTATGTTAAACTTGCAGACCTGCTTGGTGATGAAGCACGAATTGATGAAATGCTTCGTGCCCGTAATATTGACGTAGAGAACCTTGATAGTGTTGCTAAACAGAATCGAATCGCTGATCTTAAATACACGACCCGTGGACGTAAGGCTCTTGGTGGTTTGGCAGTTACTTCAGCAATTGGTCTTGTCATGACTGATCGCCTACGTGGTGATGGTCTTTATGATAAAGAAGCTCAACGTGCTAGGGAAAAGCAAACTAACTGGAAGAAACGTACTTACAAAGGTTTAGACGGTAATTGGTATTCATATGAATGGCTAGGTCCTTTGGCAGATTGGGTAGCATTGGTTGCTAACATATCGGATAACTTCGATATGCTGGGTGAAGCAGCTACCGAAAAAATGTTAGAAAAGTCTGCTTTTGTGCTTGGTGCAGCTGTTACTGATCGTACCGCTTTGTCTACCATTAAACCATTGATGGATATGCTTAGTGGTAATGAAGGAGCCGTTGCTCGTTGGAGTGCTGGTTTTGTCAACAGCCTAGGTCCTCTTGCTGGACAACGTAATGAATGGTCCCGTATTTTCAGTGAGGGTATGAGGGAAGTCGATAATGACTTCTTTAGTATTCTTGCAAACCGTAATAGCTTTGCTGGTGAATTGGATCCTACCAATCGCCAACCTTATATTTACAGTCCTGTGACTGGTAAAAAGGCGAACGGTTATGGCTTTATGCAGCGTGTCTGGAATGCTTACAGTCCCATCAAAATTCATCCAGATCAATCTCCTGAGGAGAAGTTCTTGGAAGATATTGAATTTGATGTTAATACAACTTTCCGTACAAAAGATGGTGTCAAACTATCTAGTACTGAACGTTCTGAGCTTTTCCGTATAATGGGTGAACAGGGGCATTTTAAAGCTTCTATTCAAGAGATCATGCGGGACGCTGGTGACTGGAAGAGTATTGAAAAGCTCCGTAAATTACGCGGTCAACTGGTTAAATCAGATGAGGTATCTCTGAAGAAATGGCATGATATTCATGTTCGTTTGTCTGAAGCTCGTCGTGCTGCTGAAGATTTCGCTTATGCTGAAATGGATGGCGATATGTTTGCAGCTCTTGAGATGCGTCAAGCTGAAAAAGATTTGTCTGAAGAAGCTTCCATTGCTGGCGAAGTTTTCGATCCCACCACAGCAATTATTCAACGTAAGTAAACTTACACTTAACTAATTATGTCGTGCGCTGACGTACAAACAATTCAAGCGGGTAATGGATCGAAGACTCAGTTTTCTTTCGATTTCCCGTATTTATTTAAAACTGAGATTGAGGTTTCCTTTTGGAACGCTACAACTAAAGAATGGGACGTAAAGGCAACGACTGATGCCACCTATCCCTGGCAAGTTACAGACGCTAACCCCACCATTGTTGAGTTTACTGGTACTGCACCTCCATCACCTGCTGCACCTGTTGACCCCAACGAGTCTTCTGTAGATAACGTCAGGATTAGGCGTGTCACTAATATCGATGATATTCGTGCTTTGTTTAATCCTGGCTCTGCTATTCGGTCTGATGACCTGAATAAGAATTTTGAGCAGCTTCGTTATGCTATTCAAGAAGCAAATTGTCAAGGTGTAACTGATGACGTTTATCAGTACCTTTTGGATAACTATTGGGATCGTTTTGATAACACTATTTATTCTACTGATGCTTGGCGTAGTGATAATGCAACCATTGCAACTACTGCTGCTTTGGATCAACGGTTCCAAGATGAAGTAAACGATACCTTTACTAAAGCAGAGCTTGCTGCTGCTAGTGATGTTATCCCTGACAATGATGATGCAGTACCGACTACTGGTACTGTTAAAGACTACATTGATCATGTCATTGAGACAGACATTCTTGTCAACAATACAGGGCTTACCAAAACTGCTACTAGCGGTGTAGTGACTCTGGGCATTGGTGCTGGTTCAGTTGATTTGGATCGGATTAAAGCAGAAGACATCATCACTTCAGCTGAAGCTAATCCTAATAATGATACTACTATCGCTACTACAGCTAAGATCGATGATATGATCGATGCTGCTATCACTGGTGATATTGGTACGGATGGGACTGGTATTACCGTTACCGATGATGGCGACGGTACTATTACTCTTGGTCTTGCATCAAACTCGATTGATTTCGATCGAATTAAAGATGCAGACATTATTACCTATGCAGAACAGAACGCTGGTTCCCCTGCTCCTGCAGATACCAACATCTTTACTGCTAGTGCTGCTGCTCGCCGTTTTGATACCATTGTCCAAACCGCTACTCCTACAGGTTCTAACTGGGAAGTAGGTAAGACTTGGTTCCAGAATGATGCTGATAAGACTCTTTCTGTTTGGAATGGTAGTGGTTGGATTGGCATTAGTTCTGGTGGTACATTTACCAGTCAAACCAAGGTTGTCTATGTTGATGCAGCTAATGGTGATAATGCTAACGATGGTCACCGTATTAGCCGTCCTAAGCAAACAATTAAAGCTGCTATTGAACAGATCAACTCTGAAGTTTCTACCTCAATTAGCAACGGTGGTTCCGGTTATGTGACCGGTACTTACTCTAATGTTCCGTTGACTGGTGGTTCTGGTACTGGACTTCAAGCTAACATCACTGTTGTTGCTGGTGTTATTACGCTTGCAACTATTACTAACGTAGCTACTCTTCAAGAATATTCCATTGGTGATGTTCTGTCTGCAAGTAACACTAATCTTGGTGGTACTGGTTCTGGTTTCCAATTGACTGTTGGCGGTACTGGTGATGGACAAGTTGTTGTAGTTGCTCCTGGTGTCTATCAAGAAGTTGCACCCATTCAGATCAAGCGACGTGATGTTTCGGTGATTGGTCAAGCTCTACGCAGCTGTGTGGTGCATCCTACTGCTGCAACTGAAACCAATAACTTGTTTGAAGTTAATAGTGGTTCTTACCTTGCTAACTTGACCTTTACTGGTCTTAAGGCATCTGGTACTCGTGGTGATGTGGGTTCTATTGACCCTGATGCTACGTTTGGTCTACCACCTGTTCAAGGTTGGAACGTTGCATTCTACAACGATTCAACTATTATTAAATCTCCGTACATTCAAAATTGTACGAACTTCTCCGACAGTGAGATTGATAACAGCAACCTGAATGCTAACCGTCCTGCTGGTGGCTCTGCTGGTGATACCGACTCTGCACCGACTGGTGGTGGTATTATTGTTGACGGTTCTGTTCCTTCTGTTAATTCACCGCTTCGTTCTATTGTTTGTGACAGCTATACCCACGTTGGTCTTGATGGTCCTGCCATTCTTGTTACTAACAACGGTTACTGTCAAGCTACTAGCTCCTACGCCTTCTTTACTCATTACCACATCAAGTGTCTGAATGGTGGTCAGGCTAACCTTGCTGCTTCAACTTCTGACTTTGGTCGGTACTCATTGATTACTGATGGTCGTTCGGTTGATCCGATCTTTACTGCAGCTCTTAGTACTAATGCTGCTGATGGTGATATTACCTTTACTATTGGAGCACCTACTGCTGATCCTTCCTGGCATGGCGATGCAACCCGTCCTCAACCCAATATGCTGGTTGAGTTGAATGGTATTGAGTATCCAATCCTTTCTGCTGTTGCTAATGGTACTGGATGGGATGTGACTATTAGTCGTCCTAATCCAACTAATCGCAGCGAGAACCTTGGTCTTAACGGTGCTGTTAGCACGCCTGCTACCGCTGAGTTCTATCTCCGCTCGATGATTGCTTCTAGCGGTCACACGATGGAGTATGTCGGGTCAGGTACTAATTACAATGCCCTTCCTGAAAACGGTGGTGTTCCTGTTGAAGCCAACCAACGTGTTGAA